AACGTATGTTCTAAATAATTGAAAACTAAAAACTTATGCAGACTGCTTTTTTCTTGTGCAGTTTTTATTCAGGTTTTTCACGATTTCGGGCGTGAAGCCAGTCGCATAGAACTCCCCAGAGCCAAGGAGCAACCAGTATGGGTTGATGTGGTAGTCACGGACTAAGAACTGAACCCAAGACGGACGAAAGCGACCGTAGTACTCGGCAGGCTCGTCTCGCAGGGACATGATGTTCCAGCGGTTGAGACCATACCGGTCTGTTATTGTCTTCAGACCGCCAATGCAACCATCAGCCTTCAGGCGGTCGATGGCAGAGAAGAAACGAACTACTATATCCACATCAGCGGACATCAGATTTTTATCTTCCATAATCTTTCTGTTTTTGATAGGCACGACTGAAAACGCTTTCCAGCCTTGCCCGGTGGTTATTCAATCTTTGCGACCAGTCTTGCAACTGAGCCAGCGAGGGGCGAGAAGTCAGCAGCCCATCCACCTCGGAAGGGGTAAGCACTGGCAGGTATTTCTCGTAGGCGAGAAGAACACTAAGATACTTCATTCAAACACGAATTGCCGAGGTTGTTTCTTTCTTTTAATTTCATCAAAGCCACCTTTGGCAACATCAGCTAGACTTTTGTAGGTATAGAATGATGAGGATGGAAGAAACCCTTTTTTGTTTTCGATGGTAACACCTTCTGCGGATGGGATAAAGAGGAAACCTTCTACCTTTCCAGTTGTTACCTCGTTTCCGTCTATCGTGTCGTCAAGCCTGTAAGTCCTACCCTTTTCTTCACCTTCAAGTGAGACAAGAAATTTGAGCGTTCTTTGCAGTTCGTTTCTTCCACGAAACCTAAGATAGAAAGATTCAATCATCTTAGCTGAATTAACATTGTTTATCTGCCAGTAATACACCGTGTCTTTTTGCGGCTCAAAAACGGTGTAGCTAATAACTGGAGAAACGTCATAACTCCTAGATAAAAGAGTTTGCGAACGCACACCCACGCACGCAAGCGCAAGCACGAATAACATTATTATCTTTTTCATATTACTTTTCGTTTAAATGATTAATATTTCTTTCGTAGAACTCATTCCAAGCCTTTTTCTTGATGAAGACGAAGAAGAGCAGCAGCCCTAGGGCGACCATCAGCAGCTGCAGCGGCTGGCGAAAAACACCGAACCCGAAAGAACGCTGGAAGTCGATGCAGAATGAAATCAGCACTCCGTATGTAGCGAACGCTCGATGCACCCAGCAGAAGCCATAGGCAAGGCTGACGATGATCCAGGCAATGAAGCCGAAGAACGAGCAGTCGAATATCCACTCCGTGAGTTTTACCCGAATGCCGAACGAGAGCAGAGTGCAGTGAACCAGCATTACAAGCGCACCCACTGGAGGGATGATGTCTATTATCAACCTGCTGGCTTTCCATAGCCAGCTTTTCCCGAGAGCGGCAAGAAGAACCTTCTCCTTCCGCTCTATGAAATCCTCATCTTTCATCGTTACTTAGAATTTTAGTTGATATTGTACCTGAAGCGAGAACTAAAGTTCACGCAGCCACTTCTGACCTTTCTTTGATTTCAAGAAAATGCCAAATGCAATGGTCATTCCCAATGCCATCACGTTAAATAACAAGAATGCATCCATAATCTTTATTTTTTAAATTTCATTATATAATTTGCAAGGTACGCAAGTGATGCGCCACAAGCCACACCCGACACCAAGCAGACTTGATGAACCGCCTGCAATGGGTCACCAGTTAGTAGAGGAGACAGACCACCGACAGCAACGCTTCCGTACATCATTTTCGAGCAGTCGTACAGATACCCAGCCAAGAGCTTTCTTCTGTCCGTCTCCCTATCGTCTGTTGTTTTTTGACTAACCATACTTTTTCATTTTGCAAAGTTACTAAATTATTTTTGCCCGACAATAGCAAGCAGCGTTTTTACTTGACTTTGCAGGAACTCATTCTGTTCTCGAAGCAGCTTGTTTTCAGCAGCCAAGGCAGAATCACTGCCTATTGACTGGGAAACGTTGGAGCTGTTCGAACCATTGACATTTGAACCCATAACAGCCGCTTCCATCTCAGCAGGGAGAGGAGGGGCGCATTTGTCGATGATTGCCTTTATTGCAGATATAAAGTCCGATTTCAGACTTTTAGCCTTTAACTTGCCATTCAGATTTTGTGGGCTTGTGCCCAGTTCTTCAGCAACAGAAGCAAGAGATAACCCCCTCTGCTTCAAATATGTTTTCATTTCTTCACCAGTCATAGTTAATTCTAAATAAATTAAAACTAAAGTAAACAATTTATAAATATAAACACAAATGTTTGTGAATATAAATATTTTATTGTATTTTTGCAACCGAATTACAGAACGAGTTTAAAAACTCTTTTGCAAAGATAAAGAAAATAATTTAAAATACAAATAAAATGGGAGAAAATTTTAATTATGATTTTCGAACACCGTTGCAGAAGCAGCAGGACGAAAGAAAGAAGAACATCATAGCGATGTTTGCAGATTTCCGAGCAAAAGCACCTGCCGAGACCTCAGACAGCAGAATTATGCTCGCAGTATCACAGCGTGTTGGTTGCACCCAGCAAAACGTGCGTGTTATCCTCATCAAGGCTGGATTGATAACACCAAAGAAGAGACGTGCAGCCGTACGCAAGTAATCAAGTGGAACCATTTAAAACATTCAGAGCGTATGAAGAAGTTTATCGAGATTATCACAAGTGACGAAGTAATAAGCCTGGCAGTTGCCATTGTATTAGTAACTTTAATCTTTTGGAGGGCTTAGTTATGACGAACGTAGAACCAAAGGTAGCGGATGCAGGCAGATACACCATGACAGAGACCTGCAAGGTGCTGGGCATCCATCGCAACACCCTGCGCAGATGGTTGCAGGCTGGTAAGATTAAGGTCAAGTTTCGCAGAATCGACAACCGCAAGGTTTTCGAGGGCAGCGAGATTAAAAAAGTCTGGAGGATTGCCCTATGAGCAAGTTATCAATCAATATGCGCAGGATGATCGTAAATTACACAGACATCTGCTGGCTTATCACTAACTGGAAGGCGAACCGCAAGACCAGAAAGCAATGCGAACTGAACAACAAGTGCTACTTCGAGGCAGAGCGGAGAATCCAGTACAGAGAGTTTGAAGGCAACCTTTGCGTGGCACTGGATAACATACCGCTCATACCAGTGGACGAAATTGGCGACAACGAGGTATTGAAGTCGTGCCGTGAGACCTTCCAAAGTTACATATTCAATAAGAGAGGAGGTAACGAATGAAGAAGATAATAGAGGATTGCAGAGAGAAAATGTACGATGCAATTTGGCTGGAGTTAGACCGTGAACCGCAGCGACCAGCGGTTGCAAGGGTAGACATCAAGACCAAGGCAGGCGACATTTCAGTATGGTGCGACAGAACCGGGAACACAGCGGTCGTTTCGCACAAGAATAACAACAACGACAGCGAGCGGCTAGAGGAAGCTATCGAGGGCTGCGTCAACTATCAGGACGTGATGGACGACTGGCTGGAGGAGAACAGCCAATACGCAGACCAAGACCCGATGGACGCCTTCGAGGAAAGCAGGCTCGACAGCCTTATGGCTCAACTGGTTTGACTACGATGTTAAACAATTATTATATGGCTCCCTGCAGCGGCAGGGCAAAGGGCGCACGCAAAACTCATTTTTCAAGGTTATCTAAAATTAGTTGTTTTTACCATGTAATATGCGGAAACGACAGCGTGCGCCCTGCAACGGAAGGGCATCCACCAGCAGCAGGCAAGGGTGGTGTAGCAATCAACTGGGGTTCGAATCCACAGCCTTCCACTAGAGTTAATTAAAAGATTATGTTGAACAATAAAAAGAACGAATTATGGAAAATGAAATTATTCAAGTGAGCGGTGGCGAAATGCTGGAAGCTATCAACCGCTCGGAGATTGACGGACAGATTGCTACTGCGCACAAGTTCCCTCGAGACATCATGCAATGCAAGAAGAACATGATAGCACTGGCAGCGATGGACGATGATGTGGCATACAACTGCTTCTACCACCTTGAGCGCACTAGCAAGGACGGAAAAACTACTGTTATCGAGGGTCCTAGTGTTAGGTTCACGGAAATCATTTCTGCCTGCTGGCAGAACCTGCGCATCGCTGGTCGCATCATCGCAAACGATGGCAAGACCATCACGGCACAAGGCGTATGCCATGACCTAGAGAGCAACGTTGCCTACTCTATCGAAGTGAAGCGCAGCATTCTGACATCGAAAGGTTACACATTCTCGCAGGATATGCAGGTGGTAGTTGGCAATGCAGCCGTGGCGATCGCCCAGCGTAACGCAATCTGCAAGGTCGTGCCGCAAGTATTGATTGCAAGCGTGGTGAAGGAAGTGCAGGCGAAGGCACTGGAGCACATCAAGCAGACTGGCGTACAGAGCCAGTGGAAGAGCTGCGTAGCCTGCTTCCAAGTGTACCAGGTAACAGACCTTATGCTGCTTGACTACATCGGGAAGAAGTCAGCCGAGGAAGTCACGGCAGAGGACATTCAGAAGCTGGGTGGTGTGTACAACGCCATCAAAGAAGGTACGACCACAGTAGAGGAGACCTTCAAGAAGCCAAAGCAGCAGGATGCCATCGCACAGCAGGCGCAGGCAGCAGCCGATGATGCCAAGAACAAGGCGCAGAAGGCAATGAACCGCAGCCAAGGCAAGACTGGCACAGCAGCGAAAAAGTAGTTTAGTTTATAATGTTATAGCGTTTCCCAATTAGCCGCAGGGCAACCTTCAGGGTGGGAACCTGACCAGATTATAGGGAACCTGCGGCAACTTTTAAACATTCAGTAAAAATTATGGCAGAAAAAGAAAACAAACAGAAACACAAGAGCACCATCGACAAGTACTTTAGCAGAACCGCAGATGGTTTCAAGGCATGGGCAGAGGAAGACGAGGAGGAAAGAAACTATATGCAGATTGCAGCTGAGACTACTGGAGATACAGATAAAGACGGAAACCAAGGATTCGATTTTCATATTGCTTACCACGGTAAAACCGGTTACCTCGCAGATGGAATTGCTCAAGCAATGCAAAGGGATAAATTCCTTCGCACGATCGTTATTACAGCAGCTAGAAAATTCTTTTTTGATAAATAAAACATTCAGACAATGAAACAGATAATAAAATACAAAAGCAGAGAGGAGTGGTTGCAGAACCGCTCAAAGGGAATAGGAGCATCAGAGGCAGGCACAGTACTGGGACTGAACCCATGGGAAACACCATACCAGCTGTGGAGACGCAAGAAGGGTATCGACCCACCAAAGGTTGAGAACTTTGCGATGGTTGCAGGACATCTGCTGGAGGATGCCGTGGCGCAGTTCTTTAAGCGGGAGAGCCACTGCCACATCATCAAGGCATCGACTGACGACTACACCATCACGAACACCGATACTCCGTATCTGAGAGTAAGTCCTGACCGCACCTTCTGGAGAACCGGGGCAACGCACAACGAAGCGAGCAAGAGCATCCTCGAGTGCAAGACTACGCAGATGCAGATAGATGCAGACGACCTTCCGAAACATTGGTTCTGCCAGCTACAGATGAACCTCGGAGTGGGCGAATACAAGGACGGAGCACTTGCCTGGCTGACAGCAGGCAGGGAGTTCGGCTACCGTGACATCGATTTCGACCCCGAATTCTTCGGATGGATGCGTGACGAGATAACCAAGTTCTGGCTTGACTACATCGTGGGCAACCAAGAGCCGCCAGCCTACAGCGCACAAGACGTTCTCCTAAAGTCTCCTCTACATGTAGCTGGCAAGGAAGTGACTGCAACGAAGGAGATACTCGAACAGATTGCTAGGCTCAAGGAACTCAAGGTTCAGAACAAGAAACTGGAGACCGAGCAGGATGAGATTGAGGACAACTTGAAGCTGTTCTTCGGGGACGCAGAGAGCATCGTGGACGGAAACGGAAAGATGCTGGCAACGTGGAAAGCACCGAAGGCAAGCGAGAAGTTCGATGCCAAGGCTTATCAGGCAGACCATCCTAAAGAGTGTGCCAAGTACATCAAGCAGGTGCAAGGCGCAAGAAGATTGCTCATTAAGTAAAGGCAGGGCTTATGGCTAGCGTTCCTATATCAAAAACCGACCTAAGGAATATAATTCTCCAGTTAGGAAATTATATTTCCCTAGGTGGGGAAGTGACAGCACCGACCGACACAAGCCAGCGGAACAAAATCCGTATGGCTACCGTGCTCAAACGGAAGCTGGAAAAGAAACTATCATTATCAGAATAAAACATCATGAACGATTCATTCATCTTATACACATCATACTACGCTCTTATCGAGGGGCTGACCGATGAACAACTCGGGCAACTTACGAGAGCGATATTTCTCTACGCAAGGGATGGGAAGACTATAAATCTCGAACCAGTCGTGCGTATGGCTTTTGCTTTTATCAAAGACAATATCGAGCGCAATCAAGACAAGTATCAAGCCAAGTGTGAGAAAAACAGACAGATTGCACTTGAAAGAGAAAGAAAAAAGCGAGAGGCAAGAGAAAAAGCAGGGAACACGAACGTACACGAACGTGCACGAACGTGCGAAAATAACACGAACGTACACGAACGTTCACCTTATGATAATGATAATGATAATGATAATGATAATGAGTATGATAATGATGTTTCTAAAGAAACAAATATATTAGAACCTTCTAAAGAAGGTATTCAGAGTGCATCGGTCAAGACCGAAGCACCCGGTGGCGGCAAGGTTTCAAAATCTCAAAATATAGACTATGCTGCCGTCAAGGAATACTGGAACCGCAAGCATGATGAGACGAAGAGTGCGATGCCGCCTATTACGCTCATGACCGAGAACCGCAAGGTGATGGTCAAGGCAAGGGTTCGTCAATGCAAGGGAGACGTGAAAACTCTGTACCGGGTAATTGACATTGCGATGGCATCTGACTTCATGAACGGCAATAATAAGCATGGCTGGCTCGGAAAGTTCGACTGGATATTCGGTAATGAGCAGAACTTCGCAAAGGTGCTGGAAGGCAACTTCAACAACGAGCCAGCCGCAAGCCAGCAGCCGCAATCGGCAGCAGTCAAGGCGCAGGATCCTGCGGCAACGGCAAGACCGAGCATCGGGGAACTCTACGAGCAAGCCAAGCACCAGCAGCCAGCGAGCCAGCAGAATCAAGACAACAAGTTCCGGTGGGTAATCCAGCAGAACCTCGAAGACTTGAAGAAGAACCCAAACAACAAGCCAGCAAAGGATTCGCTGACAAGATACTACGAACGTGGAGTTCTGCAGCGGCTGGGCATCGACTGGAAGCCCGAAAAATAACAGATGAGGGCAAAATCAGCCGCTCTGGGACGTTTTCATGCTTCGGGCGGTAAATTATAAGGCAAACAGATTTTAAATACTTAAAACAAAAGAATTATGGCAAAAGAAGTATGTATTGTAAACAACGAATGCTTCAAGACAGAATACCCGGTAGGGTCGACAATTAGCATTGAAGGTGTAAATTGCAAGGTGGTTGAGGATATAGGTCTATCTGAATATAACTGCCACGAGTGCATCTTGAACGGTAAGAGAGAAGGCATTATGTGTATGAATCTTGCTTGTCTGAATAGTGAAAGAGAAGACCGCAAGGACGTACACTTCGTAAAGATTTAGAAGTATGAATGATATGAAGAAAATAAAAAGCAAGAAAGTTCAGGACTATGTTATGAACGACATGGTGTTTAAGGTTGATATGCCAAGGCTATTGAAAGAGATAGCAGAGTGTTCAAAAAGTACTCCTTATCCTGTGACTTTTACGATTATGGCACGTGTGCTTGAAATACTTGCAGAAAGGGCTGTTGAAATAGATGACCCTGCGCTAAACATCATTATGATGCATCTTGGACTTTACGAAGGGGTGCATGATGAGAACGCAAGTAAGGTTATATCTCGATTGCGCAAGTTGATTACGGATGAACAAAAAACGGAGGAATAGCCATGAATGAATTATTTTTTCACGAATGCAGAGCCGCAGGGCTCGTATTCAAGACATCGAACGATTGGTGCAAATGGCTTACCGATAACAGCTACGACATCAAGAAGCCAGTCGCAGAGCACAAAGGCTTCCAGTTCAATATCAAGGATGAGTGCATCAATCCGCACGTAATCGAGTATGCCGCAGAGGGTGCAGACAACTGGGGATGGAAGGTAATGACCGCCAACACCCAGTTCGGCTGGATATGGGGCTACAGCATTCAGAAAGGGAAGCATGGGTACGACAGCCCGGTTGCCTACCCGAGTAGATATGACACTCTCAGCATCTTCTACGGTAATGAGAAGGAAGCGGAGCACGATGCCCTGACCTGCATCATCAGAGACCTCGAAAAGAATGCTGGAACCAAAAATACCAACCTCCTTCTCTGGGCGGCTAAAAAGATGCGAGCAGACATCATTCATCCACAGCAGGAACTCTTTAAATAGCGAAAAATATGAAAAAGATAGAAATCATAACAGACGAACACAGACATCACGTATACGTTGGCAACACCGATTTCTGGCTCGATACCAAGGAACTAGTGGAACTATACAAGAAACTCGGGCGAGTGAAGTTATAAACAATAATAAAAAAAACATTCAGTATGAAACGGAGAATAGAAAACAATAAAAACATTCAGACAATGAAACAGAAAGATATTGATATTTACGAAATACTCAAAAATGAAGAGTACGGTACAGAGTTGTACACGCCAATATGTGGGAAGGTGTGGCACAGTGGAATGGCAAACGACAAGGACATTGCGAAAGCAATCTGGACTGAGGACGAAGCTGGAAGAGAACACTTCTTCGACAAGAACGGAAAAATCTATAAAGAAGGAGAAATTCTGCTCTTCCCATCAAAGGAAATGAGAGACTGGAGCAAGTTATTCAAGAAGGGAGACGTGCTTGTTCATAGAGATGCCAACATACATGTTATCTTTGAAGGGTTTAAAGATAATCGCTACACAAGATTTAAAGGCAAGCATTATCTGTGGAAAGAATGTTTCGAAGATTATAGCAAAGAAGTATCTGAAATGATAACTTTTACGTTTAGGAAAGCTAGCGATGATGAAACCCAGACTTACATCAACACTTTAGAGAAGTATTTTGGTGGAAAGCTGAACCGGGAAACCCTGGAGATTGAGAAACCTCATCCTGAGTTCAAGGATGGGGATATAGCTTTTGCCGACTATGGTAATAGACAAGATGTATTTATAGTATCAGATAAAACTGATTTATCAGAAGGTTATAGCTCATTTATTTCTTTAGATTTAAGTAGTCTAACTTTGAGTATGGGCTATAGAACTTGTTTCTTTAAGAAAGACCTTTGTAAACTTCGCCTTGCTACGGACTCGGAAAAGCAGCAACTCTTTGATGCTCTCGCAAAGGAAGGCAAACGCTGGGATAGTGAGAAGAAACAGATTGTGAGCTTGAAGCCAGCGTTTGAAATTGGCAAACTTTACGTTTTCCATGAGAGAGACGAGGACGGAGAGCTGGCAATCATAGGAGAACTTATCGACAAGAACGAAAGCGAAGATACGCTGACATTCGGAAACCAGTACGAAATCGAGAACGAGAAGTTCGTGACCGACCAAGCCTTCGACCTGCGTATCAGCGTTAACACGGAACTTCGAGAAGCGACAGAGAACGAAGTCGAACTGTTCAACAAGCATTATGCCATCTGGAAGAAAGAGAAGGAAGCGAAGGAGCAGCCTGCCTTCAAGACCTTCGACAAGGTGCTGGTAAGGCTCGGAAAAGAATTCAAGTGGCTTCCTGCGTTATTCATTCGTGACCGTGGAGAGAGTTTCACGAATAGATACAACGTCCTTCCTTTACATACCGGAAAGCCAGCAGACTTCACTCACTGCATCCCATTCGAGGGTCACGAGAACATCGCCTTCACTGACTACGACATTGAGAATTTACCATTCTAGGACGTATGGCGAGTGAATTATGCAAGGCTTGCGATGCCGGGCGAAACTGCATAAATGGCATATATTGCCCGGCACGCAAGCAATATGTAGAACATCAGGTAATACGCAAATGCAATGAGCGATTTCGCAACAAGGGAAAAGAACAGAACGTACTACCAGGAACACCGGGAACAGATCCTCAGAGCCACGAAGGAGTGGCGAAAGAGAAACCGGGAAAAATACCGGGCGTATCAGAAAGAGTACTGGAGTAAGCATTACCGGAACTACGGTACGAAGAACCGGGTAGTCGACAGAGCGATGCGTGAGAGGAAGAAGCCGGACGTAGAGAAGGCTCTTTCAATGTTCAAGAATCCGCAGCAGGCAGCGCATCTGGCATGGCTGCTAGAAAACAAAAAGAATAATCGGTCGTGAGTTCAATAATAGAGTTTTTAACCAGCGAGGACAGAAGGGGATGGCTCCCTATCAAAACAAATAAACTTATAACATCTTGAAATTACGATATGAGAGCCGGAAACGCATCTCCCGAAGTCTGACGTACAAACAAAGAAAGCGAGGTGGTACATGAAGAAGTAAGAAAAAGAAATCGTTAGAAATTATGCTTTTATTCATTCGGCTGGCGGTGGAAGAAGGAAGAACCCTGCAACATATACATTTTGTTATTCATTTATTTTGCAAGCGCAGGCACAACTTCCGGAATCCCTGCCAGCTTTCTCTATCGCAACCGAAAAGAAGGGAAAGAAAGGGGTAGGGGAAAGATAGGGATAATAACGCATGTGCGCACGTATATGCGCACGTAAAGGGTGTTGAGTAATAAACTACACCAGCAAAACAAAATAAACGCTTATGCGTGAAATTTAAACGAAATAATTACTTTAAAGAAAAAATGGAAAAAGGAACAGTTATAATTGGAATCGACCCCGACAATCAGGAAAGCGGAGTTGGAGCAGTCTTTGACGACAAGAAGTTTCTCGCCTATAAAATGAATTTTCCTTCATTGATAGATTACCTCAAGGCTATGAACGAGAGTTGCAAAAAGATTAAGGTCGTTATTGAAGGCGGCTGGCTCAACAAAAGCAACTGGCATGTGCTTAATCGGTTCATGACAGCAGTCAAGGCAGCAGCAATCGGACGCTCTACCGGAATGAACCATCAGACCGGAATCTTGATTGTCGAGTGCTGCAAGCATTACAATATCCCCTGCGAAATCGTCAAGCCACTAAAGAAGTGCTGGAAGGGTAAAGACGGAAAAATCACCCAAGACGAACTTGCTTATTTTGTAAGCGCAGGACAAAAGATGCCGAGAATGAACCAAGACCAGAGAGACGCACTTCTCCTCGCATGGGTCTGTGCAGGATACAAGGTCAGAGTGAAGCCTAAGAAACCGCAGACAACCCTACAGAAGACCATCCGAGCCTTTGATGGATAAAATAAAAACGAAGTGTTGGAAAAAGTTAAAAGTGTGCAAAGAACAAACAACTAAAGCAAAAAAGTCGTATCTTTGCGCCAGTGTTTATCAGATAAGCACGTATTTCGGACTTAAAACAAGAAGAAAATGAAAACAGAAGAAATCGCACTATCGAGGGTCAGCGAGAATGAGGCGAACCCGAGAACCATAACTGAGGCGAATTTCCAAAAGCTGGTAAAGAGCATCCTTGTATTTCCTAAGATGCTCCAGCTTCGCCCGATAGTCGTAGACGAAACCTACAAGGCACTGGGTGGCAATATGAGAACGAGGGCACTCTGTCACATCGTGAGCATGACACCGGAAGCCATCATGGACGTTCTCGACACAGACCAGCGGCTGACCGATGCAGAGAAGCTGGCAATCGCCAACTACTGGAGCCAGTGGAAGGAGCAGCCGACAGCATCCATCGTCAAGGCATCAGACCTGACGGAGGCGCAGAAGAAAGAATTCATCATCAAGGATAATGCAGGCTTCGGAGACTGGGACACCGAAGCACTGGCAAACCAGTGGAATACCGACCTCTTGAAGGACTGGGGTATTCAAGACTGGCAGCTGCAAGGGTGGATGAGTCCTGATTCCTTAAAAAATGGAGAGCAGGCAGACGAGGATCAGAAGGAGGCAAAGGACGATGAGTTCGATGAGGAGACAGAGAAAATCCCACAGCGGTGCAAGGAATGCGAACTGTGGCAACTCGGAAAGCATCGCCTTATGTGTGGTGACTCCACGGATGCAGAGCAGGTCAAGTTCCTTATGGGGGGGGCAAGTGGTTAATCTGTATCTTACAGACCCTCCATACAATGTTGGATATGGCTACGAAGGTTCTGCTATGATGAGCAAGAGAAAGCATAGAACGGATGGGCTGACGGTAAAGAACGACAAAATGGACAATGACAAGTTCCGGGATTTTCTGTCGGCTGCATTTTTGGCAGCAGAAGAAACCATGGAGAAGGGTGCTGCTTTCTATATTTTCCACAGCGACAATTATTCGATGTGGTTCAGAGAGGCTTTGATGAGCACGAAAGATTTGGAGCTACGTGAGACATTGATATGGAACAAGGATTCGCTTTGTCTCGGGCGGCAGGACTACCAGTGGAAGCATGAGCCGTGTCTTTATGGATGGAAAAATGGAGGTGCGCACAATTGGTTCAACGACAGAGCGCAGACAACGGTTATTGATATGGCTCGACCTAAGGTATCAAGGGAACACCCTACGATGAAGCCAGTGCCGCTTTTTGCTTATTTGATGGGCAATAGCACAAAGGAAGGTTGGAATGTATATGACGGGTTCGGTGGTAGTGGCACAACGCTTATCGCAGCCGAGCAGTTAAACCGCAATGCGTTCTTGATGGAGCTCGACCCACATTATTGCGATGTTATCATTGCACGATGGGAAAAGCTGACTGGCGAGAAAGCAGTCAAGATAGACGAATTTAAGAAGCAGGTCGAATAGTTGCGATGTGTCGGCTTTTCTCTTCAAGGTTGATAAACTACACCAGTTTGCAGAAAGAGCGGCACACACGCAAAATTCGCACAAAATAACTCCAAGGGAGCGGAAACGAAAAAGGCAGGAGATTAACCCCTGCCCATCGCTTTAATAATACATTGATTGATGAAGTCGCTGCGGTCTTTCTTATCGACCCCTGCCAAGATGTTAGCCACGTCCTCGGTAGCACCGAAATAGAATGTTGCAGCGTATTTCTTCGTTCGCCCTGCACCCTTGCGAGCACCTCCCCAAGATTTGGAGGTAGTTTCATTCGTAGTACTCATAATGTTAAAAATTTGGTTATATGAAAATTAATTCGTAAATTTGCAAACGAAATCCCAAAGTGGGGTGGTGGTTCGAGCACCACCCCTTGGAATAATCAAAACCCTCAGAGCTCAATCGTGAAGGTTATTTTGATTTTCCAAATCCTAATCGAAATGTAAGTTCTCATAAGGCTTTGGGATTTCATTTTACTTTTCCCTCATCCTCGGAGGGTTTCAGTAAATAAGGACTCTTCCCTTATTACGTTTGCAAAGATACGAAATTTATTTGAAATATGCAAGTTTTTCAAGTAGAATTTTTATAAAAAATCAAATAAATTTCAAGGAATCAAAATATGCCACAAGGTAACAACAATAAACATCGAGCGCAGAAAATCGACATCGAGAACCGCTTGCAGATTATCGCACCCTTATACCGCAGAGGATGGACGGAGCGAGAAATCACGGCAGAGGTGAGGAAACGGCTCGACAGACCGAAATACAATCAAGCGCACTGCGACATTCAGCGGTTATTGAAGGAGTGGAGGGAAGAGAGACTGACCGACACAGACGAGAAAATAACCAGCGAGGTGGCAAGGTTGAAACTGGTGATACGTGAAGCGTGGGAAGCCTGGGAAAAGTCCAAGGAAGACTACCACTTGCAGAAATCAACCCAGCATGGACTGCCACTCCTAGATGAGCGAGGAAAACAGATTTCAATGGAGACCGTCAAGGCGATAATGTACGATGCCGAGAAACGAGGATTCGGAGAACCACGCTACCTCGACATCATCATCAAGGCAGAGACGCAGATTTGCAAGCTGCTCGGACTGGATAAGGTCGTGCTCGACCTGAACGCAGGATTCCAAGGCGGCATCGAGGTACGCTACATAAACTCGGGACACCAGTGTGCATCCAGCGAGCAGGAAGTAATCGAGCGTGAGGGATTGAACGAAGAATAATTTTTTTTACCATAATTTTGTTTTAAGTTTTTATTGTTTGAAAGAATGGCACTATTTGACGTTATTGGTGAACTGTATGACCCGAATGCGGACGTGAAGCCAAGGTTTCTCGTAAACCAAGGAGGCACGTCCTCGGGGAAGACATACACCATCATGCAGCGTCTTATAGTGCTTTCTTTTGAACACCCCATGGCAATTATCACGGTGTGCGGTCAAGACCTCCCGAACTTGAAAGTGGGAGCCATGCGAGACCTCGACACCATCCTGCACACAAGGGCAGAGTTGCTGGACTGGTTCAAGAATAACAAGAGCGACAGCAGCTACCGAGGAAAGAACGGCTCAATCATCGAGTTCAAAAGCTACAAGGATGCGCAGGACGCTAAGAACGGAAAGCGTGACTACCTGTTCGTGAACGAGGCGAACGGTGTGCCCTACGAAGTGTTCTGGCAACTGGCAATCCGAACCCGAAAGCAGGTGTTCATCGACTACAATCCAAGCGCAAGGTTCTGGGTGCACAACAACATCATCGGCAGGGATGATTGCAGATTGATCCTGAGCGACCACCGCAACAACCGATTCCTTACTGAGCAGGAACATCAGAAGATTGAAGAGATTGACGACCCCGAATTGTGGCGAGTTTACGCTAGAGGATTGACCGGAAAGATAACCGGACTTATATTCACAAATTGGGGCATCGTTGACAAGCTGCCACCAAGGGAGGAGTGGAAGATGGAATGCAGGGGTATGGACTTCGGATTCACCAACGACCCAACTGCGCTGGAGCACGTTATATTGGCGCACGGAGAGTTATGGGTGGACGAAGAAATCTACCAGCCTGGAATGACGAACGATGACATCGCAGACCGATGCAAGGAACAAGGACGGACGAAACGAGACCTTATCATTGCGGATTCGGCAGAGCCTAAGAGCATTCAGGAGATACACAACCGAGGGCTGTGGATAATCGGCAGCACCAAGGGAGCGGACAGCATCAACAACGGCATCGACATCTTGAAGCGTTTCCGCATCAACATAACCAGACGCAGCCACGGCATAATCGGGAACATGCAGCAATACAAGTGGAAGAAGTCAAGGGATGGAGAGACAACGAACCAGCCTATAGACGCATTTAACCACGGCATAGACGCAATACGATACGTAGCCTTAAAGAAGTTATCCATAGCAAGCCATGGAACGGCTAGGGCGCACGTATTAAGGCAAAGATAACGACAAAAATATAAAGCGTATGGATAAGAACACGACATTCAAGTATTGGCTGGCAGTTGCAAGGCACACCAGCTACAAAATCGGCAAGCAGCCACGACCAGCGTTCGTTGGAGGCAAACAAGTGCCCGACAATCTCAACCAGCTATCCATCGGGCAGCTGATAGACCTTTCCCAGCTATCAGACAGCGAAGAAAGTCTGTATCAGATAGTGACAACCGTCCTCGGTCTGAGCCACAAGGAAGTGGAGCAGGCTAGGGCGGTTGATGTCGTTATGCTCATCGGCTGGGTAACAGCAGAGGTCGAGCGCATCAACAAGCTCTTCGAGAGCACAGACACAGCGAAGCCAACACGACTGGAGAAGGAGGCAGGCATCGATACCCTTCGGTTCGGACTGTTCGGCATGCTTGACTGGTATGCGGTAAGGATGGGCATCAGCGACCACGACCAAGTTCTGAAAACACCATGGCTTCGCATCTACAAGTGCATGGAAATGGACAACAAGAGAAGCGTGTACGAGCGAAACCTGCAGAAGTTGCAAGCGGAAGAAATGAAACGTAAATCTAGATAATTATGGCAACAATCAGAGAAACATTGAAACAGCTGGCAGCAGACACGCTACCAGACTACACCTACCTATTCGAGGACTGGGACACAGCAGACACCAAGCTGGAGAAGCTGAACTATCCGGCAATCGTCTGCATCATCCCAGCCAGCGGCACGACAGAGATACGCAACGGCAGGGTATACGACACCGTGAACGTTGCCCTGGCTTATCTCGACACCGTACCGAGGGCAGCAGAAGGAGAAGACAACGGAGAGTGCATCGACCGAATGAAGGTGGCAGGGGCAAGGATGATACGAGCCATCAACCAGTCGCACCAGTTCGAACAATTGGAAGGGCAGCAGTACTACGAGACCATCATCGAGCGGCTGAGCACGATCGTGTCGGGCGTAATGTACTCCCTGCAACTGACACAGAGCATAGGAGGGTGTGAGGTATGAGCAAGGGAGGTATTCAATTCGACCCCAAGGCGGCATCGATGATAATGAGGGAGGAAGTGGAGAGAGCACGGCAGCTTATCATCAACCACATTCGTATCAACGGACAGAACGCATCAGGGCGAACGATAGCGAGCCTAAAGGTGGAGCAGCCCAGCGAGGAAGAAACTATCCTCTGGGGGCACAAGCCATTCGGGGTTCTCGAAACCGGACGAAGGTCAGGCAAGATACCCTACGGCTTTGCTGGCATCATCCGGCAGTGGATGAAGGACAAGGGACTGCACGGCAGACCTATCCCCTACAAGACCGACCGGGCACACAAGTACACTCCACAAGAGCGTGGCGACATGAGCATGGCAGGAGCCATCGCCCACACCATCGCAAACAAGGGTTCTAAACTGCACCGGACTGGCGGCAGGGCTGACGTATACAGCAACGTTGTGCCCGACACGATGAAGCGGCTCGGGCAGCGACTTATTTTCTTAATCCACCAGTCGGTGGGAAGTATCAAACTAAACAATGAGACGGTATGAGACAGACAGAGGAAAACAATATTACAATCCAATACCCGGACGCTGTAGGCTTCGCATTCTTGCCTTGCATCATCAAGGCGAGCGGAAGCAACCTATCGTGGATTGAGGTAATAATCAGATATAACAACATAGAACGTTCCTACAATGTGGAAACGTTGAACGGCAGTTGCATAACGGACTTCAAGACATACGTGCAAGCTCTTTTTGACGGACGTATCAATGCAGCCTATGATTGGACAATAGGCTATGACTCCAGCGTTCTAAACATTCTCGTGGGTATCGAGGTCAACGCATACGATGCCGGAAACGTACAGCTTGCGAGCATCGATTTCACTACGAACATGGTTTGGGGAGCACCAAAGTATGGGGAGACGTGGAACGGCTACAAACGGCTTACATGGTTTACTCATTATCCGTTCACCTTTGGTATATACTTAAGCAAGTTAAACACCAACATACTAATCGGTTACGAGGGAGCACCCAATAAGCTACTGAAGATTCCGGTTAACGGTATGGTGGACTTCTACGCAGGCGAATTGCCTAGTGGCGCAAAATACTGGAACATATACGATTATGATGGAGAGATTCAGCAGGGAACGTTTGACAATACTTTCGACCTTACTTTCAGATTAACCACCGGAGGTAAGCAGTCACTATTGTTACGCATCGACAGAGACGATGCTGAGAGTGGTATCTATCTGCGTTGGATTGACCGGCACGGATTCATCCGCTATTGGCTCTTTGCGGCTGGGGAGGAAACGAGGGAGATAGCCAGCGACCTGAGTTTCATACGCAACAATTTAGCCGATTATCTATACGGCTACTATGGCGATAATGGAAGAAGGCAGGGATACGAGCGTACGGATTCAATCAAACTTTGTGCTCCGTTGGTTGACAGTGATACGTTCGATATGCTACAAGACCTAGCCAGCAGCCCAGTCGTTGACATGTACCTAGGGGGAGACTGGACGCAAGAGGAAGACATGTGGATGAGCGTAACAATCAAGGCAGGAAGCTACACGAAGAGCACAGCTTGCTTGCAGGATTTCGTGTGCGAAATGATTATTAACAACATTAACGTTCAGAGACTATGATAGACCAGCAACTTTACATTGACGGTGTTTTGATGGACTTGCCGGAGAACACCGATGTGGTGCTCGACATCAAGAGCAACCTTTTTCGTGACGTCACGAAAATGACCTCGAACTACACGTACACCATCCAGTTGCCACGGACGGTGCACAACCTTTCAGTTTTGCAGCAAGCGGATAGACCGAAGAGCGGCAGCAGATACCCCTATATTTTCCATAAGTGCAGTTATTTCCGTGGTGGTGTGGAAATTATCAAGGACGGACGCTTGAACGTTCTGAGCATCGAGGAAAATGTTGAGGTCTCAATCTATTGGGGTATAATGCCAGCGTTCACGAAGCTACTGGAGAGCGGAATGAAACTGAACGAACTGGGAGTGACAGACAGAGTGCTTTTTGAAAAGTACAACACTCCAAACACCAGGGAGGAAGCCGTGAGCAATGGGATATTCTTTGCTTATTACAATCCATACCGAATTGAGAGCAAAGATAACTTTGGCATTAATTTGGTGCAGAGGAATAAATATACCACGACACAATACTCGCCTAGCCGTGGACGCATCAGAACAGGTACAGAGGTCGGAAAGTATATAAGCGGAAATATAGAGAGCGCATCGAACATGATCTGTGCTCTTATCCCTTTCTTGCCATCATCAACGGCAAAGGTGCAAGCGCAAGGAAAGGGCGATTACAGAAGCTATGCAGTACTGGATAAGTACATGCGGGTTATATCCGTGAGCGGAGAAGATGAGACGCTGGAAGTATACACCATCAGAGGAGAGGCTAGAGCTGCATACCTCGTAGTGAATGCACCTGCCGAATATTACAGCACTCTGTCGCTATCAGTTACCGGGCTGACACCTATGCACGAAATGATAGATGGCGATAATAAGGAGGATTTCGTAGGCGATGATGTGGCGGTGGATGAATATAAAACGTCCCCAAAATTCTTGCAGCCATGTGTGACCGTAAACTGGCTATTGTCAAGGATAGCGAGGAAGTCGGGCGTATCTTTCGTTTGGCAGGATGATGAAGCAAAGAAGATGTTGAACAACCTCGTTGTGCCTATAATCAACAACAAGGCAGACGACAAGACAATCATCGGTAATCTGACCGCAGACGTTAAGAGCCGTGACGGACTGGGAGCACTTTCCTTTTCCGTCAACAACTCATTGACGTCAGTCACACCAAGCACTGGTAGCGATGTACAGAAACTGACGATAACGAAGGATTGCGAACTGACCTTTGATGTGCAAGTGCAATACTACGTCAGACATCAGTTTGATGACGCAGCGGAGATTCAGTTGCCTATGGGCGTGAAAATGACCGTAACAACACCAAGTACCACCGGAGGTGAGGCATCCACGCAGGAATACGAGTTCGGAGATTTGAAGTACGAGGATGGACAGGTTAAGTACCCGGTCGTACTACGCAGATATGCTATCGATGGCTATCTTTATTTGCTTTCGGCAGGGACAAACACTATATCGCTAAAGAAGGACGATGTACTGACGTTTGAGACTATCATGCACGGAATAAACACAGTCAACATGCCTTCCGTTTATGGCGGCAAAATCACTGCGAGCGTCAAGAGTGGGGACAGCGTTCCGATTGGTGGAAGTTTCCCTATCGGCATAAACCTGCCTGAAATCGAGGTAACAAGTTTCATTAAGTTTTTGGCTTTGATAACTGGCTCATTCCCTAGACAGCTGACCAATAGCACGCAAGTACAGTTTATCATGTTTTCCAGCGTCTGGCGCAACAAGGCGAACGCCTACGACTGGAGCGGAAAACTCATTCCGTATGACCGACAAGGAGCACCACGAAAAAGCGAGTATTCCGTTTCTGACTACATGCAGCACAACCGCTACAAGTGGAAGGAAGACGAAGAGACGCATGGAGACTATGATGCAGACCTTGCAATCAGCAATCCAACTTTGGACTATGAGCAGGACACATGGACGTTGCCATTCGCAGCCACGGACGGAAACCGCATACCGATAAGAACACTGGATTCATTCGGCATGAAGAGCGGTGGCGAGTATAAGGGTTGCAAGGAGCGGATAATGACGCTAAGAGACGACAAGGAGCAGGCGGCACTACGATTCGACATTGACCTTCAGAACATCTTCGATACGAAGTACAAGCAGCTTGTGGCAAGCATCGCCAATGCGCACGTAATCACGGAGCGGCTCAATCTTTCTGACTTGGATATTTTGGATTTTGACGAAACGAAGCCAGTGTACCTTGCCCAGTATGGAGCCTATTTTGCGGTTCTAGAAATCAAGACAACAAGCAGCGGATATTGCGAGGTTACAATGATAGAGTTGAACAACTAAAAAGAAAGAACTATGGTAAGTGAAGACAAACAGCAGATACTTGACATCAAGGTCAAGTACGAGGATGCAATCTACGGCATCATCAGATACAAGGAAAAGATAGACCAGCTAAAGCAATCCATCAAGGACTTGCAGCAGCAGGAAAAAGACAAGACCATCACGACAAACGAAATGAAGGTGCAGACGGAAGCCATCAACGCAACCATCAAGGAGTACCAGTACAACGTGCGCACCTTGCGGAAGGAGATCCAGAACAACGTGCGCACAGAGAACGAGCAGGAGGGCAGCTTGAAGCAGCTGCGTGCCCAGCTTTCCAATGCCACCAAGGCTTACGATGAGATGAGCCGTGCCGAGCGTGATAGTTCCAAGGGTCAGGAGATGCAGGAGCATATCCAAGACTTGATAGAGGAGCTGAAAGAGGCTGAGGAGGCTACTGGAAGATTCCAGCGCAGTGTCGGCAGCTATTACGATTCCATGATGAAGGCGGCTGACGACCTGCAGAACACCGAGTTTTTCGGTTTTGATGTTGTTGATGATACTGGAATCGGAAAGGTTATGGAAATGGGAAAGTCCGTGGAAGACCTAAAGGTAAAGTTTGGTGCGTTGAAAAATACGGCTCTTTCCTTATTGACCAACCCTTATTTCCTCGCTATGGCAGGTGTGGCAGGTGTCGGAATGGCATTCAAATGGTGGTACGACTACAACAAGGGATTGATGGAAGCCACACGACTGACGCAGCAGTTCACCGGATTGACCGGGGACGAAATGAAATCCGTGCGCAACGAGGTTCTAGCGGTATCCAATACATTCGGTTTGGAATTCACGGAGACAATGCAGTCTGCTAATACAATGAGCAAGGCTTTCGGCATTTCCGTTTCTGAGAGTTTGAAGATTATGCAGGACGGACTGGTGAGCGGTGCAAACGCCAACGGTGAGTTCCTCGACACGATTAAAGAATACCCTAGATACTTCAAGGAAGCCGGACTGAATGCAGAAGAAATGGTGGCAATATCAACGCAAGCGACCAAGGAAGGCATCTTCAGCGACAAGGGTGTTGATACCATCAAGGAAGGAAACCTGCGACTTCGTGAAATGACAACTGCTACGGCTGCCGCACTTGACGGAATAGGTATTTCTTCCAAGCAAGTTCAGAAGGACTTGCAGGACGGAAGCAAGACCACATTCCAGGTTATGCAAGAGGTGGCTAATAAGTTGAAGGAACTCCCACAGTCAAGTGCTGCTGTAGGTAGCGCAATTGCTGACATCTTCGGTGGTCCTGGAGAGGATGCCGGACTTGCTTATATCGAGATGCTCGGTGACATCGAACTTGATATGGACAAAGTAAAGGCAAAGTCCGGTGATCTTGCCAAGGCACAAGAAGACGAGTTGAACGCAACCAAGGACTTGCAGGACGCAATGGCTTCTTTGTTCGATTACACTGGGGGTGGATTCGAGACCATGAAGGCTCAGTTGAGCACGATTGCAAAGAAATCACTTACGGCAGTTATCAAGGGAACAGTGAAGGCGATCAACTACTTCATCGACTGGTACAACGAAAGCCTTCTTTTGCGTGGAGTTATTCAGACATTGGGGGCGGCTTTCCGTGGCGTTTGGTCGGTAGTCAAGGGCGTTGCAAACCTTATCATCGATGCAATGAAACAAGTCGGCAGAAGCCTAAAGGGTGCGCTCGATATATTGGAGGGTATCGTAACGTTCGACCTTTCCAAGGCACAGCAGGGATTCAAGGAGATATTCGACCTCTCAAAGTTCATCAAGGAAGGATGGAAGGATATCAAGCAGACTGGCGCAGACTTCGGACACGCATTCGCTGACGGATTCGAGAATACCGTGAACGGAAGATTACAGCACATAAAGCTAGCTAGCGTGAACGGTGGAGCGACCAGCAGCGAGCTAGTGAGCGGAAACAAGGGAACGACACCAGCAGCCAATGGCAGCACTGCCAAGACAAAGGCACAGAGAGCCAAGGCAGAAGCGGAAGCCAAGGCAGAAGCAGAGCGCAAAAAGAAGCAGGAAAAAGAATTGCAGGAAGCGATTGCGCTTATCCAGTACAAGTACAACGAGCAAGTAATGGACGCTAAGAAGCGATACCTTGCAGGCATGTACGACAACGAGCGAGACTACAGCAACGACCTCGAACAGCTGGAGAAGGATATGGTGGCAAGGAGCATTGACGCATACGTGGCGGCTGGAGAGATAGGAGCGGAAAAGGCGCAGGAAATGCAGGCAAAACTTCTCGACATCATGATAAAAGCAAAAGCGGACTTGAAGAACCAAGCGAAGGAGATTGTGGACGAACTCAACAAGGAGTTCGAGGAAGCGGAAAAGGCACGCAAGGATGCGGACATCATGAACGGTGGCACTGGAGAGGAAGACGATGCAGCCAAGCTGGAGAGATACAAGGCTTTCCTTCAGAGCAAGATGGACGCCTACAAGAACTATGCAGCCGTGCAGGAGCAGCTACAAAAGGATTTGAGCGATGCAGAAGTCAAGGAGCAAGAGGAAGCCAACAAGAAAAAGGCAGCTTTGACGGAAGAGCAACTGAAAATGATGAGCGACATGATACAGACCATGGGAGACGGTCTGTCCGAGTTCTTCGAGAGCGAGGATAAATCGCTGCACTCATTCCTCAAATCGATGCTGACATCAATACTTGACGCTATCGAGATAGCAGTTAACGCTTACTATGCACAGATCCTGGCGAAGGAGATTGCAAGCAAGTCGTGGGGAGGTGTTGCGAGTGCAGCAGCATTAATGGTACTTATCAAGGCAGCCTTTGCAGGAGCAAAAGCACTCGTCAAGGGCTTCTCCACTGGTGGCTACGTCCAAGGCTCTGGAACCGGAACTAGCGACAGCATCCCGGCAAGGCTTTCCAATGGCGAGAGTGTAATGACCGCCAAGGCGACTTCGATGTTCAGCCCTATATTATCCGCATTCAACCAGCTAGGCGGTGGTGTTCCTATCGTAGCGAACAACGGAGGCAGCAACATCGGCATGGATATGCTGGCGGCAGCTGTAGCTAGAGGGTATCAGATGGCTCCACAGCCAGTAGTGAGCGTGGAAGAGATAAACCGCACCCAGCGGAGAGTTCAGACGATAGAGAATATCGGCAGGTTCTAAGGGTTGCAGTTATTTCATCAAGATTTGCGTTCTGAGCGGTTTTCGCTTGAAGGTGGTAAAGTTACACACCCAAGGCAATAAAAGCCGCTTAGAGCGCAAAATTTTGGCTTGTTTAGAAAAATTAACTGCTTACGAGATAAACATACCAAAAATAATCGTATCTTTGCAGCGTTTTAAAACTTAAAATCACGATTCAATGGCAAAACTCAGAATATACAACGACATCGACAGCCAAGACAACAAGTTCTGGTATCAATGGTGGGGAGGTGATTGCGTGTGTTTTCAAGACATAGATGCTTTTGCAGCAAGCATACCGAAAGACGATGATTCAATCGATATGCGCATCTTCTGCAATGGCGGCTCTGTTGTCGAAGGTTGGGCGATATACGACCGACTGCGGCAGAGCGGCAAGAAGATTTCCTGCACCGTTGAGGGCAAGGCAGCATCCATGGCAACAATCATCATGCTCGCAGCACCAAAGGAGAGCCGCAAGGCATACGAGAACGCTGCATTCCTGCTGCACAATCCGTGGGTTCCCGGCTGGGGGTTGGGCGACCAGCTGAACGCAAAGGACTTGAAGAACCTGGGCGAGGAAATGCAGATGTGGCAGGATAAGATGGTGGACGCATACGTAGAGCGGTGCGAGTGCGATAGGGAAGAGATACAAGCCCTGATGGATAAGGACATCTTCATCAACACCAGCGAGGCTTTGCGCCTAGGTCTTATCAGCAGCACCATTGTACCACTCAGCGCAAGCGCATCAAAACGCAACATAGAAAATTTTATTAATTCAAAACAACAAAATCCAAAAGCAATGGAGAAAAAGACAGAAGTAAAGGCTTCTCTCCTCGACAAGATTCTCGCCAAGTTGGGCGTGAAGACACTGGAGGAAGCAGAGCAGGTGGTGGAAGAGCCACAAGCCAAGGCAGAGCCAAAGGCGATGGAACTCAACACAGCAGACGGACAGACACTGACCGTTGAGCGTGAAGAGGGAGATCCACAAGTTGGCGACAAGGCAAGTCCGGACGGAACGTTTGAAATGCCAGATGGCAAGACAATCGTTGTCGAGGACGGTGTAATTACCGACATTCAGACCGCAGGCGGTGAAGGCAATGAAGGCGGTGAGGGCGGCAGCGCATCAAGCACCGATGACGAAACCGTAGCCAAGTTGAAGCAGCAGGTAGCAGCACTCAAGCAGCAGTTGAACGACACCAAGGCACAGCTGGCAGGCGCACAGAAACTCGCAAAGAGCAAGGAAGACATGCGCATCCTGAATGCCGTGAAGATGGCAGGCGGTGCTGAGAAGGTGCTGGCAGGCTACAGCAGCCACTACCAGCCAGCACAGCGACAGCCAAGCGGCAAGGGCGCAGGCGACAACGTGAACCCAGTCGAGGAAGGTAAGAACGCCATCAAGGAGAGACTTGCCAAGCTCCACAAAAAGGGCAAGAAGTAACAAAGTTTAACCCATTAAATCAAAAGAAAATAATGGCAGGATTTACAAAACAGCAGCTCGAGAACCTTAAACTCGAGCCGGAAAACCTCGCAAGCATCAAGGATGCAGTGCAGGAAACCTTCTACAACGATGAAGACTTCTCTTCATTCGTGAACATTCAGAAGGTCAAAGAGAAAGACCCTATCGCTCTTCTCGGAGAGATGGAAATGGTAGGTAAGAAGGGTGGCGGTTGCGACCCTACCTATGAGGAGAAGGGTATCGCAAACTCCCAGAAGCGTTGGGAATTCGGACAGTGGGAAATCCCAGTCAAGATTTGCTACGAGGCAATAAAGGGAACCATCGGAGAGTATTCACTGAAGACTGGTACAGCCATTGGCGACCTCACCAGCACCGACTTTATGACAATCTTTGCAGATGCACTCCAGCGAGCCATGGAGCAGATGATTTGGCGTTTCGGATGGCTTGGTGACAAGGAGGCAGCATTGGCAGGTGAAGGTGGCGGCAAGCTGACAGCAGGCTTAGATGTCAGTAATTTCAACGTCTGCGATGGTCTCTTCAAGCGCATCTTTACAGCCACAGCGACCAAACATACAGCCATCGCAGCCAACAGCGAGACCACGGCAGCATTGCAGATTTCTGCATTGCGCAAGAGTGGTGCGGCTACTACACTTGTAGACACCATCTTGATGGATGCAGACACACGTATCGTAGACGACAGCGATGCCGTATTGCTCATGACACGCTCGCTTGCTGACGCATTGACCTACGACCTCAAGAAGACCTACCACGACATTATGCCGTGGGAAAAGTTGTTCGATGGCTTCGAAGTAGCGACCTACAACGGAGTGAAGATTGCACGTGTCGGCATTTGGGACAGAATGATTAAAGCATACGAGAAGGGCGAGACGACAATCAACCTTCCACACCGTGCGGTATTCTGCAATCCGAAGCACCTTATGATTGGTACAGATGCAGACAACCTCATCAGCGACCTCGACATCTGGTTCGACCAGAAGGAGCGCAGAAACTATCTCTATGCTACCGGTAAGATTGGCACGGCTCTCCTCGAAGAGGACATGATCTATGCAGCTTACTAATCGCTCCAAATTTTCAGTTTAGTATTAAGTTATTTGACAATCCTCAACACCCACAAAACGGTGTTGGGGATATAACAATTAAAAACGAATTAATATGACAACAACTTGCGAGAGCCTTATCGCTCAGGACATCATCATCCCTTGCGAAGACCAAGTAACAAAGGGACTGGAGGGCGATGGACTTATCATCAACCGAGACGACATCGACTTCACCAAGTCCGTTGTAGCGGGCAATATAATTAAAACATTAGTTTTGAAGACTGGCAAGAAAGCATACGCTATCCGGCAGGAAGGCAGCAAGCCATTCACTGGAACCAAGACCGAGCTGACCGTTGGCACGTACCGCAACAGCTGGAAGAACACCGTAGCAGTCGTGGTATTGGCTAACACACCTGACGTTTGCGCCAATATCATTGACGGACTGGCGAATGGAAAGTTCGTTATCATCCTTCGCAACCTCTCTAAGGGAGCGGACGGAAAGGCAGAGTATCAGGTATTCGGATATGCGCAGGCACTGAAGGCAAGCGCAGGCGAGAACGACAAGTACTCAGACGATACCGAGGGCGGCTGGCTTATCACGCTTGAAGAGGAGAGCGTACCAAAGGCAGCTTACTTCTTCTTTGACACCGACAGCGAGACAACAGCAGCCAAGTATCAGAGCCTTCTGACGGAAGCAGCAGCGTAGCCTATGACATACAAGGAAGCAACAGCCAAGGTCGGGGAGTTGAAGGCACGTTTCGACAGTCCCTTTGATGCAACTGACAAGGCAGTTATAGAAACTCTATATTTCGAGGTAACACGCAAGCGTTTTGTTCCGACAACCTGCCAGCAGTGTTACCACGATGCTTTAATCGAAATTTATCTAAAACTCAAAAAAGAAAAGGCAATGCCAAAAACATGTAATTACGCAATGAAGGCAGGTTTTATCATTTCCTGCCCGGACTTCTACCATGGTAAGATTTTCACGAACGAGAACCTGACCGACAAGGTAGCGCACGAATATCTGACGAAGTACCCACACATGGAAAGCTACTTCCAAAAGATACCCAGCGATGAACTCATCGAGAACAAGCAGCCGCCAGCAGGCAGCGACAGCGGTTCAGATGATACCACCGGGAAAGATCCTGCCGGAAAAGCAGCAGGCAGCGACAAGAAGAAAGACCTCGACCAAGCCGAAAAAGCAGGCAAGGAAGAGTAACAAAACAACAAGTAAAACGACACAAGCAATATGAACGTTAAGACAGTTAAGAAGCCAAAGCGAAGGGTTGATATTGGCTACGTAAGCCGATTTAAGATGCAGGCATACGGATATGATAATCTTTATCCGCAGAACCTCGCACGCATCACTGAAGCCAGCGGTACGGCAATGCTGTGCCTTAACCGATATGCCCGATTCATTGAGGGCTACGGCTTTGATAGCGACATTCTAGCATCGTTGGCGATGAACCAGCAGGGGGACACGGCAGACGATTTGCTCCGGAACGTAGCGCAAGACCTCGCACGCTTTGGAGGCTTTGCCCTTCATGTAAACTACAACGTTCTAGGGCAGGTGTCGAGCGTGAGCCACGTACCATTTGAGAATTGCCGACTGGAAGAGACGGACGACAAGGGGAACGTGGCGCACGTCTTGTTGCATCCCGACTGGGAGCAGAAGAAAACGAGGAACGGAAAGCGGTTGATGGTGAACGAGAAGACTATTGAGCGCATCAACGTCTTCAACCCCGACCCCGACATCGTTCTTGAACAGATTGAAAACGCAGGAGGCATCGACAGCTACAAGGGGCAGGTTCTGTGGAAGAGCCTAGATGGACAGTTTATTTATCCTACAGCCAGCTATGATTCAGCCATCACGGAGATTTCGACCGATGAGGGACTGGGTAACGTCAAGGCAAGGAACGTCCGCAATAACTTCCTCGTATCGTGTATGCTTATAACAAAAAAGGGCGTTCCAAAGTTCGATGAGAATGGCGAAGAGGTGGAGAGCGGACAGATGATTTCCGATGAAGACCTTTTGCAGTTCCAAGGGGACGAGAACACAGCGAAGATTCTTGCGGTCGAGGTTGAGAACGAGGAAGACGAACCGAAGGTTGTTGCCTTCCCTACGAAGAACTTCGACAAGGAGTTTTCCGTGACCGACAGCAGCGTTATCGAGCGCATTTACGCACAGTTCCATCAAGAACTCTTCTACTCCATCCGTATTGGCAAGCTGGGATTCAGCGGACAAGTGATGCAGGATGCCTACGAGTACTATGCCGGAGAAGTGACGACCGAGCAGCGATTCATCGAGCGAGCCTTCAAGAAGATTTTCAACAGCTGGCAAGACCCAGCCATTCAGAACCTAGACCCCAAGCTACAGCCGCTAAAGTATATCAGCAGCGAGGTGGCAGGTAACAACACGATAGACTAATTGATTGAGCCTATGGGAGAACAAAGAAAACAACTTATCACGGTTGATCAGTTCCGAGAACTGGCACGACCGACTAGCGCACACCTAGATGAGGATGATGTTAACGCATACATTCGTGAATGCGAAGATGCGAACATCATACCAGCCATCGGGTGGGAGCGGTTCAAGGCAGCGACCGAGCAGGGAGAGTGGGGCGATTCAGTATTGCCCGATTTCCAGCCCGCAGTATTCCTGGACGGTGGCGAATACACCACAAAGAAGGAAGGCGATTGCAGCCAAGACGAAACCAAGGTGCATAAGTACACCAGCGGAATACGCAAGGCACTCGCTTATTTCACGTATGCGAGACTTTTTCGTGCCGATGGCACAATTATAAGCCGAGCAGGTGGAATGCGCCACAGAGACGATTATTCAGACCATGTTCAAGATTTGTCGAACAACAAGCAATACAACGACATCATGAACATGGCAGAAAGATATTTATCAGATGCACTCGAATATCTCAAGGCATTCACCTCGAAAGGAGAAGTGAAGGCACAGCGAGGAACAAGGGCACACATTCACGCAATAGGCAACTAAAAGCACATAAGACATGAACGAGGATATTCAAAAAATGCTCCGTATGGCAGAGCTGATACGAGATGCAACGCAGGTTGGAGAAAACACAGCGGTGCGTGTCGGCACGGAAATTTACGACATCGTTGTCGAGTTAAGCAGGATGCTTGCCATGATGGACGATAAACTGGAGAACGATGCAGTCGTTAGGATTATCAAGAGTGAACTCGCCAAGATAACAATAACGGAAGCGCAAATTGCGGATGGGGCGATAACGGCAGCGAAGCTTGCCGATGGCTCTGTAAAGAACAGACACCTAGCATCCAATTGTGTGACCTCAGATAAACTACAACCGGGAGCGGTCAAACACGACCATCTGACCGAGGACTGTATATCAACTGGAAACATCAGAGACGGCAGCGTGACAGCAAAAAAACTCGGCACGGACATCTACAAGGATATTTCAAACAGAGTGACCGACATCGTGACGAAGGACTTCCCTCCAGCAATCACGGAGGAACAGATAATAGATATTACTAGTAAATAACAATTTAAAACAATAGATTATGCAATTTTTAGACGCAATTGGACTTGCTTCCTTTTGGGAGAAGATTAAGAACTGGGTTAATATTAATTATTTATCATTAACTGGTGGTACAATTAGGGGAAGTGTGTCTTTTCTTAATGAGGCAGACGGTGGTAAGTCTATAAGAATAGACCCATCCAATATTACTAATAGTAGGTATGGGGTTAATTATCTTTTTGCAAGTGGAAAAATGATTCCTATTGGTGAAGCTAATGGTGTTGCAGGACTTGATTCAAATGGCTGTGTTCCATTAGACCAATTAGGTAATCTTGATACTACAGTTGCAGAAGTAGTAACTGCTCTTCCTACAACTAATATTAAGAAGCATATTTATCTTATTAAAGATGCTAGTGGTGTTACACAGAATCAATATGAGGAATATATTTATACTGGTGATACCAGTGCAACTTATGATGCTTCAAAATGGGAGAAACTCGGAGACTTCCGTGCTACAGTAGACCTTGCAGATTATGCTAAGAAGAGTGAGGCAATGCATAGTATGGACGTTTATCATACCGCAACTGATATTCAGATATCACTTAAAGGTGTAAATGACTTTCCATTGGGTTTTATTGCCATAAATGCAGTTACAAGTCAGTCAGCTGGTGTTATGATACCATCAGATAAAAATAAACTTAACCTGTTTGATACATCAAAGGTTACATCTAGTATTGATGTTGCTAAACTTTTAACTGTAGATTATAAGGGTATAACAATGAAGCGTGATGCATCACGTTTGACAGTTGTATTAAATACTCTTGATAAATCAAGTAGTTCATTGGACTTTACAGCAGCTTCTCCCAATATAGCAGGTCTTATGTCAGGAGCAGATAAAACTAAGCTTAATGGAATTGCTTCTGGTGCAACTGCGGACAGCGCAATCCCAATATCGGTAATTGATGCATTAAATTAGAAAGGAGGTTTGTATGAATTTCTTAGATGAAAGTGGACTAAAGAAGCTTTGGGCGAAAATAAAAGCAAGTTTTAACACAGCTATTGTTAATGATTCTGATTATAGAAATGAACTAGACAACGAAGGACATATTAGTATTCCATTTGTTGCAAATCATCAGATTGTTAACATGGATTTGTCGTATAATATCAACGTATACGATTGGTTTCAAAAGGCATCGAAAGGAGGCATCCTGGAGGTAGTCTTCGCAGGAGCGCAAGGAGGTAGCACTTTTTGCTATAACAATGGTGATAGCTACATGTATAAAATGCAAGTATCATCACATGGTCCACTTCTTAATAAGATTGCATATTTGGCAACGGCATGGGATACCTATGCACGCTTAATCAAGACAGATGAAAATAAACTTGTTGTTGCAGAGTTTGTTCAAAACAAATAAAATTGTATAAATAAAATAAATTATTATGAGAAATAAAACAGGTAGAGCAAAACCAGTAACTCCTAAAGCTGGAGTTACTAAAACCTCAAGAAGATATGCTTGTGGTGGTAAACTTGAACTCTAAGTCGCTGACTTTAGAAATTTAAAAGTAAGACAATATGAAGAAGAATAAGAAACAATTACATGAAGCACTGGCTGTGCTTCTTACTAAATTATCATCGGCAAGGGACAATCCCCTGCTGATGGATAACTACGCTGTAAAAGCCTTGCGCACGGTTCTTTTGGATTTTAAGGAATCGGGCGAGCTTCACGAAGCATACAAGGAACAGATACAATCCACGCTGGAGAGTGACAACCCCTGGGTAGCTATGATGATGAAGTCAATTGGCGCAGATCCTTCTATTAAGAAGAGCATGACCGATGAAGCCATTGATGGAATGATTGATTCTATGTTGGGCAACGATTAAAACATTTTATTATGAATGACAAGGAGAAAGAACTATGGCGAGTTATAGACAACGTAATTAAGTGTTGCGCCATCGAACTGCCGGACGGAGAATTAAGTATTACAAGAGAAGACGTTCTCGGCAAGTCGAGAGCAGAAAACCTCGTAATGACACGATGTATGGTCGTTGAGCAGATGATACACGCAGGATTCAGCATAACGACCATTGCGACCGTATTAAACCGCACCGTTCCAGCAGTGAGACATCTTTGCAAGATGGCTTACACTTATCTCAGCACGTCTCGAGTTTATCGACTTGCCACGGCACAAGCGACCCTTCTTAACAAGGACGTTGAGCCGATTTGTGTTTAATCAAAAAATAAAAAGAAAATAACCAAAAGCGTTCTTTGACAATAATTTGATAAATACCAGTGTACTAACTTTTTGGAGCGAGCCGAAAATCAGAGTAACTTTGCAGCGGATTCCAATATTTGGTTTCCGTAACGTAATTAACTCAAAATTTTATGGCAGACACAATCGAAAAAGTCTATTGCACTGGGGACGGTGGCAATGACAACCTAGCAGCAGCGTTGCTCGCTAGAGGTAGAGACAATGATCCAGCGACTATGCTGGCAGCAATGAACGGTGGTATGGGTGGAGGTTGGAACAACCCTTTCGCCTACATGATGATGCTTGGAATGTTCCGATTCATGTACGGTGATGGTTGGAACGGACAGAACGGAAACGTTCAGCGTTCCGAAATCCAGTCTCAGATAGACAGCCTTCGCACTCAGATGAGCGACAACCACAACAGCGACTTGTTGATGGGCGCAATTCAGGGCAACAACCAGGACTTGAAGACACTTGCAGCTAACTTGAACTGCGACTTCAACGCATTGCAGTCTTCTGTTTGCGGCATTCAGGCAGGCATCCAGCAGATAAGCGGACAAGTTGGTTATTCGGCAGAGCGAGTAATCAATGCCATCTCGCAGGGTAACTTGCAGATGACCATTGCACTGAAGGACTGCTGCTGCCAGACACAGCAGAACATCATCAAGATGGGCTACGACAACCAGCTGGGGCAGAAAAACATCGAGAACTCAATGCAGCGAGGGTTCGATTTCAACAACCGCAGCATAGAGCGAGGCTTCTCTGCACTAGGCTATCAGATGCAGCAGGACAAGTGCGACATCATCCGCTCGAACCAAGACAACACCCAGCGAGTTATCGATGTGCTGAACAATCACTGGCAGCAGGATTTGCAGCAGCGGTACAACGATGCACGCCTGGAGTTGAGCCAGCAGCGACAGAACGCTGAACTTATTGCAGCGTTGAAGACCACCACAACCACCACTGGAGCGTAGGAGGTCTGAACAAAATCTATCAAGGGGCAACTCGCTGTTCTATCAGTGAGACCCCTTTTTGTCTATTTATCGAATTATCTAAAAAGAGCGCATTATGGAATTCAAAAATATTCAGAGAAATCACCCGGTCTATCTGCTAGACAAGCAGACGGTGGAAGTTAAGGAAGGCAAGGTCGTAGACAACCAGCCGCACATCAACACTGGCATCGCAACCATTTCCAGCAGCGGACAGCCCATGCGAGACGTAACAATCGAGGTGGAGGGAAAGCAGACAATCTACACTATCCCCGAACACCTGGGAGTAACCTTTGCAGGCGAAACCGTACTGGCAACCGACAAGGCAGACCTTTTGCCCGAAGTCGGAAAATTGGTAAATGAAGCCGATGAGATAATCAAGGCATACGAGCCAAGCAAGGAGCGAAAAGCCAAGGGCGAAGAACTTCTTGCAGCTTTGAACCCGGCAATCAAGGAAAAGCAGGAAACCGAAAAGCGTTTCAAGGCGCTTGAGGGCGATATAAGCGGCATTCGTGGCATGGTTAAACAGTTACTCGACAAACTAGGATAGGAGGGCGCACAATGAAGAAAATAATCGTTATGCGCCATTCTTGCGACAGCGAGGAAGAGCGACACCAGCACCAAGAGAGCGACATCATCCACGGCTTACCATACGAGAAGGCAGCAAAGGCACTCATGGGAGCCAGTGGATATGTGGCATACGTTGCCAAGCACGGCTACCACTTCACGAAGCAGCTAGCAATCAAGGCAAGCGAGCAGATGAAGAACGTAGACGGAACGAGCCACCGTTGGACGGTAGACGAAATCCGGCTGGCGACAAACAACGAGATAATCTCCAAGGGCGCAACCATCGGGGATATTCTCTATTTGGCAAATATGGCTTATGCGGACTTCTATCCGAAGGTAATCAAGACAGAGAGCGACTGCGTACAGTATGCTATTGCCGTAGCCAGTGATCCTGACGGATACGAGGGTATGGCATTCTGCAGGTGGACAGCAGACATCATCGGGAAGGGCGTTACCATCGACTGGGAGAAATTGGAATAACCAAAAAAAATAAATTGATATGAGCGAAGTATTTCACGATTTTCAGGTGCACCACCTTTATTTGTGCGCCCTAGTAATTTTTATCTGTTTCGCTACAATTCTGATAGCGATGACAATTGACCTGATAGCAGGCATTCAGAAGGCGAAGGAACTGCATGTTGCAAGAACGTCAACCGGATTGAAGAAGACGTGCGACAAGGCGAAGAAGTATTTCCCGACATTCGGTATTGCTTCGCTTATGGACGTGGCTACATGTATTATCTCCCCCTTCCCTATGTTCGCTATCGCATGGACGGTGTATCTGCTTATGTGCGAGTTTAAGAGCATCCGGGAGAAGGCATACGAGAAGGCAGAGATACGCAAGCAAGACCGCACGATGCAGGTAATCCTCGAGAACAAGGACGAAATTGCGAAGGCGGTTGTCGAGATAATGAAGGAAGAGCGGAAGAAAGGAGGAGATAATGAGGATAACTAGAGCGCAACTTATAAAGGTAATGCCGAATGCAGGCAGCAGGGCAGACACCTACCTTCCAATCATCAACGGATGGGCAGAGCATTTCCACATCAATACCCCACTAAGGATGGCGCACTATCTCGCACAGATTGCCCACGAAAGCGGAGAGTTGAGATACACCAAGGAACTGGCAAGCGGCAGAGCCTACGAGGGCAGGAAAGACCTAGGCAACACCCAGCAGGGCGATGGCGTGAAGTACAAGGGCAGGGGATTGATACAGATTACCGGGCGAGCCAACTACCGGAAATATGCCAATTATTGCGGCTTCGATGTTGTGGGCAGTCCCGAACTCCTGGAGCGTTCTCTGGGAGCAACGAAATCCTCGATGTGGGTATTCGACACTTTCGGCTGCAATGAGTTGGCAGACCAAGACAACTTGAAGGCTATCCGCAAGCGCATCAATGGTGGGTACAATGGACTGGCAGCCTGCGAGAAGTATTTGAAGCGAGCCAAGGAAGCTTTGAATATCAAGGTGCTTGCGTAATAAGCATATTAATCTAAAGTTTATAAAGTATGGAGAATCCAAGAAAAGGGCGAAATTTGCGTTCTGTGGCGTTATTTCTCGCCATGCTTATAATTACCCCACTTTTGATTTTTGGCTGTTCCTGCGCTAAATCAGCCACGAATAACACAGTCTATCACGACAGCGCACACACCAGCGTAAGACGTGACAGCGTGAACCAGCGACAGATCCACTGGCAGGACACCCGGCAGCAGGACAGCATATTCAAGCATGACAGCGTGCTGGTGTACATCAAGGGCGACACCGTAATCAAGGAGCGGTGGCACAATCTTACGACCACCAGATGGAAGACAACGACCAAGACAGACACCATCGTAGGCGATACCTATGTTCTCGTGACTGACACCGTAAAGGTCAAGTATTACGTGAACCGATACAAGACCAAGGAGGTAGAGAAGCCAGTGAGCACATGGCACAAGATAAGATTATTCGCTGGCGATTGCGTATTACTATTCCTGGCAATCTTTGCGGTTTGCTGGATAAAGGAGCGTATCAAGAAGAGGGTTCAATAGGTTCAATCATAATATCAATCTTTAAAAGGGCAGGAAGCGCAGGAGAGCGTTTTTCTGCCCTTTTTTGTGCGGAAAACAACCCGAAAACGACCGAAAATATCAGTGCTTACGGCATAAACAGCTAATAAAAGTTAAAATATTAATATCTTTCGGGAAAAGTTTTGGTGGAACCAAAAAATATTAATATCTTTGCAGTGTGTTTAGGAGGTAAGCACTTTAAGACATTCGGTAACTTTCAGCCCTAGGCAACACGGTTAAGCCAAAGAAAAATGAAAAAGTCAAATTCAAACATTTTAGAGTTCTCAACAAAGTTCATCAACTCAAACTTTCGCATTAAGGTCTTCGGACGCACAGAGGATGGCAAGAAGATAAACACACTCGTAGGAGTAAGCGGAATCTTGAAGCTCATCGGTGCAGAACTCTTCAGCAAGTTCATCAAGCGAGCATTGAAGGCTGGTATGGACGCTTGCCGCTGCGCACTCAGAAGAGGATTGGTTGTAACATTGTATGCTAAGTAA